ATTACAACATCAGGCCAGTTTGTAATTCGTTTTATTGAAAGTAAAGTAAACGAATATATGAATACTATATTAAAGACACACGATAAGATTGATTATATTGTTGCGTCAGATACAGATTCAATTTATCTTTGTTTAGACAAGTTAGTTGACCAAGTATGTAAAGACAAATCAAAAGAACAGACTTTGCGATTTATTAATAAAGTTGTTGATGGTCGAATACAACCATTTTTAGATAAGTGTTTTGAAGAACTTGCTGATTACACAAACGCCATTGAAAATAAAATGGTTATGAAACGAGAAGTTATTGCTGATAAAGGTATATGGACTGCGAAAAAAAGATATATGTTAAATGTATTAGATGAAGAAGGTATTACATTTGATGAACCTAAATTAAAAATTATGGGTATTGAGGCTGTGAAGTCGTCAACACCTGAAGTTTGTAGAGGTAAGATTAAAGAAGCAATCAATATTATAATGACAAAAGACGAAGATACACTACAAACATTTGTATCTAAATTTAAAGATGAGTTTTACAATATGACAGCAGAACAAATATCTTTTCCAAGGTCTTGTAATAACTTGGCTAAATACAAACATAGTAATGATATTTTTATTAAAGGTACACCAATACACGTAAAAGGTGCTTTGATTTATAATCATCAAATAAAAGAATTTAAATTAAGTAGAAAGTATCCAATGATACAAGAAGGTGATAAGATTAAGTTTATAAAACTAATAGAAGCAAATCCATTTAAGTTTGATGTAATTAGTTATGTTACAAAACTTCCAACAGAATTTAAATTAGAAAAGTATATTGATTATGAAGTACAATTTCAAAAAACATTTTTAGATCCGTTGAGTTTTATATTAAACTCAATTGGTTGGTCATATGAAAAGAAAGCATCACTGGAAGATTTCTTTGTATGATAACAAGTTTATTTTTATTATTCATAACTTTACATTGGGGTTTTGCGACTGGCGCAATACTAGCAATGAAAACAGACTGGAGTATACCTAGGTTTCTAATTATAGTTTTACTTTTTAGATACTTACTATTAACTTATGGTCTTTAATACAAACAACAAATATGGAGTAATATATGCAGATCCACCTTGGACGTTTAAAACGTATAGTAACAAAGGCAAGGATAGAAGTCCTGAAAAACATTATCCTTGTATGTCTATCACTGACATTATTAATTTACCTGTTAGCAACATTACTGCGAATGATGCAGTCCTTTTAATGTGGGTTGTTGATCCACTTTTAGATAGAGCATTTGAAGTGATTGACGCTTGGGGTTTCAAGTATAAGACAGTAGGATTTACTTGGGCAAAGACAAATAGAAAGACAATGGGTTTTTTTACAGGTTTAGGATATTGGACAAGAGGCAATCCAGAAATGTGTTTACTCGCAACTAAAGGTAAACCAAAACGGCTAAATAAAAGCATACCACAATTAGTTGTAAGTGAAAGACAAGAACATAGTAGAAAACCAGATATAGTTTACAATCATATAGAGAAGATGTTAGAGGGACCATATATTGAACTTTTTGCTCGTAGAAAACGAGATGGTTGGGAAAGTTGGGGAAACGAAGTTTGATTATAGACTTGACATTATCAATATTATATGTTATATTAATATACGCTTTTGTTATAGGATTATTAGTGATTTGGAACAATGAACAGTTATAAACGATATACATTAAACGATACATTAGAAAGTGAAAAAAGAGCACTCTTTAATGTACTATCCACTTTCGCTGGTGGTGGTGGTTCATCAACAGGTTATAGACTTGCGGGTGGTAAGATATTGGCAATCAATGAATTTGTACCAGAAGCTCAAAACACATATAGAGAAAACTATCCAAACACTTTGATTATACCAGGTGATATTAAAAAATTATCAGGTAAAGACTTTTTAGAAAAGATTAATTTAAAACCAGGTGAACTTGATTTACTAGATGGTTCGCCACCGTGTTCAGCGTTTAGTATGGCAGGTTCTGTGTCACACGGTAAAGGTAATACACACGCAGATGCTTTTGGAAAGAAAAAAAAGTATAGTGATATTGAAGGTGTAGAAAATGTTGAAGATTTATTTTTTGAATTTTTAAGAGTGGCAGAAGAAATCAAACCAAAAGTAATTATTGGCGAGAATGTTGAAGGTTTAACAATGGGTGAAGCAAAAGAATACTTCCATAGAATACAAAATACATTTGAACAAATAGGTTATCTTGTTGTTGCTGATGTGTTAAATGCAAGTTACTTTGGTGTACCACAAGCTCGTAAAAGAACTTTCTTTATTGCTGTTAGAGAAGATGTTGCTGAAAAAATTGGTATTAATTTTATGACAATGTATCAATTATATCCAGAAAAGAATACCAAACAAACAACACTTGGTGAAGCTATTAATGATGTAGTAAACGAAGACCAAGAAGAAATAGATTTACTATTAGAGAAACTAGGTCCACAAACTGCTGTAGGTAAAACTTTGGCAAAGATGCCTAAAGATCCTGATAAGGTATTAACAGGTATGGATTACCACGATAAAGGTCATCACTTTAATTTAAAAAGATGTAGTTTAAGAAAACCAAGTCCAACAATTACAGCAATGGGTAATTATCCTGGTGTTGCTGGTACTTGTCACCCATTAGAAGATAGAAAGTTTACTATAAAAGAGTTAAAAAGAATTATGTCACTACCTGAAGATTTTAAATTAACAGGTCAACATAAACAACAATCAGAAAGAATTGGTCGTATGGTACCACCTCTTATGATGAAAGCACTTGCTGAAAGTGTATATAATAAAGTATTGAAACCATATAAGGAGTTAAATAATGACTAAATTTACATTTGCCACATCAGAAGAAGGATTTGATAATCACATAGACAAATCAGTTAGAGGGTATAGTCACCTATGGAGTGATATACTTAATCTATCAAAATATTTTGTTGAAGATTATACCCAAGTTGTTGACATTGGTTGTTCAACAGGTAAACTATTAAAAGGTATGATAGAACAAAACAATGAACATATACCACATGCACAATACACTGGTATTGAAATAGAAGATGACTTCTATGGTAATTATAATTTTGATGAAGATAAACATCAGAATTTAAGTTACTACAGAGGCGATGTAAGAGATTTTAATTTTCAAAATTGTTCTTTAGTTACTTCTATATTTACTTTACAATTTATGTCACCAAAAGATAGACAAGAAGTAATTAATAAAGTTGCCAATGGTTTAAATACTGGTGGCGCATTTATCTTTAGTGAGAAAACTTTTAGTTGTAATCCTAGAATACAAGATATGATGACCTTTACTTTTTATGATTACAAAAGAAAACATTTTAATGACAAAGAGATATTAGATAAAGAAGTACAGTTAAGACATATGATGAAGTTAAATACTAAAACAGAAATCTATGAAATGTTTACAAACGCAGGTTTTGAAGTACATAACTTCTGGCAAAACTTTAACTTTATGGGCGCCATTGCTTTAAAGAAATAAATATATGATGGCGATTACAAAGCAATCATATAAAGACTTAAAAGAATATTGGGACTATCAAAGAAAGATAGAATATAATAAAGAAATAGTTTATTATATGGCAGACAAATTTCAAGGTAGAGTTTATAATGATTTTGGTATGGTTAGTTTAGATGAAATGAAAGATTTATTATGGACAAGAGTTAAGTCAGAAGATTACGAAGAACCTAAAAAAGGTTATGTTCCAAAAGACCCAAAGTTAAGATTTGAATGGGAGGGTGAAGCACACTTACCAACACACTTACTTCCTTATGATAAAGATTTGGAAGAATAGACTTGACAAATAAGAATAAGTATGATATATTATAACACAATTAAGGAGATTGAATATGAGTAATTTTTTAAAAGATATAATTAAAGAAACTGGTAATGAATATGCTAGTTTAGTGAGTGAGGGTGTTGATAGCGCTGATGTAACTAGCTTTATTGATACAGGTTCATATTCATTTAACGCATTATTATCTGGTAGTATCTATGGTGGTATGCCAGGAAACAAAATCACAGCAATCGCTGGTGAAGCCGCAACAGGTAAAACATTTTTCGCATTAGGTATTTGTAAAGCATTTTTAGATAAGGATCCTGACGCAGGGGTAATTTATTTTGAATCAGAAAGTGCGATCTCAAAAGATATGATTGAGAGTAGAGGAATTGATAGTAAGAGAATGGTAATCGTTCCAGTTGCGACAGTACAAGAATTTAGAAATCAATCTATAAAAATTTTAGACAAGTATAATGAACAACCAGAGTCAGGTAGAAAACCTTTGATGTTTGTATTAGATAGTTTAGGTATGTTATCTACAACTAAAGAGATGGAAGATACAGCATCTGGTAAAGAAACAAGAGATATGACTCGTTCACAAATTGTTAAATCAACATTTAGAGTATTAACATTGAAACTAGGTAAAGCAAATGTACCTATGATAATGACGAACCACACGTATGATGTCATTGGTTCAATGTTCCCACAAAAAGAGATGGGTGGCGGAAGTGGTTTAAAATACGCCGCATCATCAATCATCTATCTTGGTAAGAGAAAAGAAAAAGACGGTACCGAGGTCGTTGGTAATATTATTCATTGTAAAAATTATAAATCAAGGTTAACAAAAGAAAACGCACAAATAGATGTCAAACTAACTTATAAAAAAGGTTTAGACAAATACTATGGTCTTATTGGTCTCGCTGAAGAAGGCGGTATCTTTAAGAAAGTGTCAACAAGATATGAAATGCCAGATGGTTCAAAAGTGTTTGGTAAAAATATCAATGATGAACCTGAAAAATATTTTACAAAAGAGGTATTAGACAAGATAGATGAAATCGCAAAACGAAAATTCAGCTACGGATCAGAAGAAGAAACAGAAGAATAAAAGATATGCCTTTGCTCAAAGACAGGGCGAAGACTTTAGTTGTATTAAAATTATGGAAGGCGACTACGAAGGCGTCATTTACAAATACAACAATATCAAGTTTTCTGAAACTGAAAACGAACAAGGTGAGATACCATTAAAGTTTACTTATGACATAATGGTAAACCCTAATAAAAAAGATATAGAGTCAAATGACTTTAGAAATTATATTGGTGATATATTAGTTGAGTGTGTTGAAGAACAATTACAAAATGGGACTTTGAAAATAGATGAATAGTGATAGAATAGAGAGCACAATACTTACCAATCTTTTTTATAATGAAAATTATACAAGAAAAGCTTTACCTTTTATAAAACCACATTACTTCTCTAAAAAAGATGAAAGAGAATTGTATGTTGAAGTAGAAAAATTTGTATTAAAGTATAAGAACTTACCTACTAAAGAAGCAATCTTAATCGAACTTAATCATAGAAAAGATTTAAACGAAGAAGAATACAAAGGTATAAAAGATTTAGTCAATGGTATATCATACGAAGAAACAGATTTACAATGGTTGTTAGATACTACAGAAAAGTTTTGTAAAGATAGAGCAGTACACAATGCTGTACTTGATGGTATTAAGATATTAGACAATAAAGATAAAACAAGAACACCAGAAGCGATACCTAGTATTCTTGCTGATGCGTTGGCTGTTTCATTTGATAATCATATCGGGCACGATTATATTGAAGATGCAAAAGCAAGATTTGATTGGTACCATACAAAAGAAAAACGTTATCCATTTGATTTATCTTTCTTTAATAGAATTACAAAAGGCGGTGTTCCAAGTAAAACATTAAACATTGCTTTGGCAGGGACTGGTGTTGGTAAGTCTTTGTTTATGTGTCACGTTGCTTCAAGTTTTCTAACTCAAGGTCAAAATGTTTTATACATCACACTTGAAATGGCCGAAGAAAGAATTGCTGAAAGAATAGACGCAAACTTATTTGATGTAACAATTGATGATTTACACGCAATGCCAAAAGAGTTGTACGATAACAAACTAACTAAACTAGAAGGTAAGACAAAAGGTAAATTAATTATTAAAGAATATCCTACTGCGTCAGCACATAGTGGTCACTTTAGAAGTTTACTTAATGAACTTGCTTTAAAGAAATCATTTAAACCACAAGTTATCTTTATTGACTATCTAAACATATGTGCGTCAAGTAGATTTAAAGGTGGTAACATATCATCATACTTTTATATTAAAGCAATCGCTGAAGAATTAAGAGGTCTCGCTGTTGAGTTTGATGTCCCAATCTTTAGTGCGACACAAACAACTAGAACTGGTTATGTAAGTACAGATATTGGTTTAGAAGATACATCAGAATCGTTTGGTTTACCAGCGACTGCTGACTTTATGTTTGCATTGATGTCAAACGAAGAATTAGAATCATTGGGACAAATGAAAGTCAAACAATTAAAAAATAGATATAATGACCCAGCGATGAATAGATCATTTATTGTAGGTATTGATAGAAGTAAAATGAGATTATATGATGTAGAAAATACAGCGCAGAATATAGTAGATAGTAACCAAACAAAAGTAAAAGAAAGTTACCCAACACCAGAAGAAAGTTATGACAAGTTTAGTGACTTTAAATTATAATGCCAAAAAAACAAAAAGTTAGATTTCATAAAGGCGATAAAAGACCAGGTAATCAAACGTTAAGTGATTTACATTATCGTAAAAGAATGAAAAAGAAAGATGGTGATATAATCTGGCAAGTATTAGAGTATCCAAATAAGAAAGTGGTAGCAGAGTTTTTCTTTGAAGAAGACGCTCACAAACTAGTTAAGTTTCAAAATAAACATAAAGTATGGAAGTTAGAGGGTGGTATCCCTAAATTTCTTTATACATCTATCTAAATTAACCATTGACAAACCCTCATAAATAGTATATAATATAAATAATATCAATTGATTTATATGGGAAAAGTGTATTTGTTTATGGAATTAATGAGAGAGAAATGTTTAGTTTTAAAGGTTTTAT